CAGAATACAGGAGAATATTTATATGTCAGGGATGTTGTCAGCACAACAGCACAGAACTCAACAACAGACGGACTGCATCAGGTAGGTCATTCAGGCGGTAACTGGGTTCATGTACTCCAGACTAAATTAAACCTGACTTATTGTGATGATGGCACTGATTTTGTTGTCTGCCCTACAAATGTTTTCAGAAGGTATCTGATTTATACTATTGGCTATACTGATGGAACAGACACAACAGAAGTCCATGTTCTTGCTCCGCCTACAACAAGCATGACATATGCAAACATAGGAACATGCCTTGATATTGTAAACAGCCCTATAACTTACAGCCTTCAAAGCTCAGAGCAGTATGTAGCAGTTCCAACTTATATGTATTGCGGTAAAAGAGATGATGCTGCTTGGCAGAATGGATGGATAGATATAAGAAATGGAATAATGGGTGGAGGTGCTATTCCAGACACTTCCAACTTTTTGACAAAGGATACTGATTTTGCAGGGGATGTTTCAGGGACTTATGATGCTACAGTTGTTGCAGATAGTTCACATTTACATGATTGTGCCAATATAACAGGAGCAACTTCTGATTTATGCACTTTAATTGATACTGATACTAACTTGACTGATGCAGATATATTAGCTTTTGGTTATAATCATACTACTGACTTAACAAGTTACTATAATAATAAATATGCAGATATTTCAGTAACTGGAGATAACACTTCTTGGAATGAAAGTCTTGCTAATATATTATATAGAGCAGAAGCTTGGGATAACTTTACTGGAATACCTGTTGCAACTCCTTCAGATGGAGATACTACACATTTAAGCACAGCAGACCAGATATTTGATTATATTGCAGGTTTATCTTATTCAACAGTTGCTTATGTTGATGATTTGATTGCTAATATAGGAAATTGGAGCGCAGATAAAAGCACTTATCAAATATGGACTGCAACTAAGGCGTATATTGATAGTATAGGCAACTGGACTGCTGATAAAGGAAGTTATGCAACAACTGCTTATGCTGATAGCTTAGGTAATTGGACTAATGATAAAGGTGATTATTCAACATCTGCTACAATACTTGGATATAGTTATTATAATAGTTCTGATTTTAGCATTGCAGATTATGTAACATCAGCAGTATTGGCAGGATATGGTTATTATAATTCAACAGATTTTAGCATAGGAGATTACTCTACAACAGCAGAAGCTGATTTACTTTATGCCCCGATTGCTATTACTGGAACTGTTACAAATATTGCTACAGGTAATGGATTGACAGGAGGACCAATTACTTCAACAGGCACAATTTCAACAAGTGCTATTACGGTTGGAGCTGGTAATTATTCATATTGGGATGGAGATAGCTGGGAATCAAGAGCAGATTCTGATACGACTTATTCAGCAGGAAATGGAATCAGTTTATCAACGACAACCTTTAGTGTTGCAGGAAATACAGCATTAACGCAAGATGCTGACGGATTAAGTGTAACTAATGATGGGATAACTGATACTCAACTTGCTTTCAATACAGGACAGCATTTGACTACTACAAGTGATGTAACTTTTCAGAATATTACTACAAATAATCTTAATTCAATAAACTGTATTTATTTTGACTCGGGGGGACGCATTTGTAGTAATTAAGATGAGATATAAATTTCAAAAGGGACATATACCCTGGAATAAAGGAAAGAATATGATTCATTCAGGTAGTTTTAAGAAAGGAAGGATTGTTCCAAAGCTAATTTGTGATGCTATTGGAAGAGGAAATAAAGGGAAAATTAGGTCAGAAAAATTTAAAGAAAATTTAAAAGGAAAACATAATTCTCTAAAAACTGAATTCAAAAAAGGAATACATTACAATACACATACAGAGTTCAAAAAAGGTCAAATACCTTGGAATAAAGGAAGACAATGGACCGAAGAAGAAAGAATGAAAATAAGTAAATCGCATATAGGAATTCAAGCTATGGAAAAACATCCATTATGGCAAGGCGGAAAATCTTTTGAACCCTATGGAATAAAATTTAATAGAAAACTAAAAGGATTTATTAGAAAAAGAGATAATTATACTTGTCAAGAATGTGGTTATATTGAAGAAAAATTAGGTTATAATTTGCATATTCACCACATTGATTATAATAAGCAAAATAATAATCCAAGTAATCTAATTGGTTTGTGTAGAACTTGTCATTTACAAACAAATTTTAATAGGGGTGATTGGGAAAAATATTTTGGAGGAAAAATCTGTACAGGTACTTAAAATGGCTAAAAAGGTATATGCTGAAACTGTGAAGTCTTGGCTAATCAATAATAAAATATGGGTTGGTGGAAGTGGTACTTTAATAGGTGCTATTTTCCTATACTTAGTTATGACTGGTGCTATATCTAACTATACATATTCAGGAGATATGATTTGTGCAGGAACAATTAAAGACCCTTGCTATGCTTATATCAATTTTACAGCAAACGAGGATATTTTTATCTATCCTATTGATTATGACCCTTATGGAAGAAATGCACCTTTTGAATTTGACCCAAATGTAAAGTCTTGGAAACTTCAAAGAAGTTGGGGGACAGGATGGAGAGATATTCCTCTTAATCAAAGTTGTACAGGTACTTGGTGTGGGCTTTCTGATTCAAAAGATGAAAGAATATTTAGTATAGCTTTCAGGAAAGGAAAAGACTATCAGATAAGATTAGTTGCTTATAAGAATAATCCTTATGAAACTATCAAATGGGGTGCTTTTAAAGTAATAGACCCTGATTGGATTGGATTGACTGATATAACAAAAATAACTAAAGATGATGTTTTTAAAGAGCTTGTTTTAAATGATGAAAAGAAAGCAGAAGCAATATTGACTATTAAGAATCCAATGGAAACAACGGACATAAAAAGAGAAAACATAAAGGTAAATTTCATAGAGGATTGTGGAAGTGTTGCTGTTGATGACAAAGGAAACAAGAAATATAAACTGCTTATTAATTCAACTTGTGAGACAGAAAGAGTAAAGGAAATCATATATGATACTCAAAGAGTATGCTATAATAGTTCTGTGATAGACAACAAGACTTTTAAAAACATAACATCAGAAATATGCAATGATGAGGAATACATAAAAGATACTGTTTATGAAAATTATACTTATCCCTGTTTTAAGGAATTTGAAAAGATAAATTCAAATGATTTAAGGAACATAAAGATAGAAGTTGATGATATAAGATGGAATACCTGCAAAGACGGAACTTTTGGCTATAAGATAGATTGGCAGATGGAAGTAAAATTAGATGATACTTTTACTACAAATACATTAATCAAAAAAGAATGGGAATGGTGGAATGTTTCTTATGGTTTTAAAAGGGAAATTAACTGCACAAATCTTGATGACTTAACACCTATTGTAATAAACGGCTCAAATGGATTTACAATAAATGGGGAAAAGCAGATAGTCTGGACTTATTGTTCTGGAACAGGAACAGCACTTTATCTTCATAACTCATCTGATTATACTGCTTATGTTGTTGCAAACGATACAACACAATTACCTCACGAAGTAGAGTTCGGTAATGGAACTTCTTATAATCCTGAAAATGTTTATGATTCTAATTTTGTAGGGGTTTGGCACAAAAATGATATTACAACATCCAGTATAAACGATTCAACTGCAAATAGTAATGATGGCACTAAAGGGAGTGCTAATCAGCCTGTTGAAATAGATGGTAAAATAGGAAAAGCACAGAACTATAGTGGTGGGAATTATTATATTAATATAGGCAATACTGGTTTCCCAATAGGTTCTTCAGCCAGGACTCTTTCTGCTTGGGTTAAAGGTGGGGTAGTTGGTGAAAAAGAGCATATATTTCATTATGGTTCTACTAATGTAGGTCAGGCATATGGTTTGGGTGAAATTGGTTATCAAATAGATGATAACACATTATGGACTCATTTTTGGTCTACTGATGCAAGGGGTAATATTGTTCCAACAAATCAGTGGGTTCATGTTGCTGTGGTAAGTTCAGGCGATTCTCATCAGTTTTATATTGATGGTGTTTCTGCTGGCAGTGCTACACAAGCATTTAATACAGTGATAGGGACAGAGAATAGGATTGGTTCAAGAATATCAACGGTTGCAGAAACTTGGGCAGGTCAGATTGATGAGGTTACGTTCTCTAATATATCAAGAAATGCCTCTTATATAAATCAAACCTATCAAAACGCAATAGGAACATCTGGCTATGGTAATTTAGGAGCAGAAGAATCAGGAAAAGTAAATATACCACCAACAATAATAGCAAACATAACAAAGCCAGACACAGTTTATACAAACACAGACTGGCTATTAAACATTACTGCAACAGACCCAGAGAACGCAAGTTTTACTGCTTACACTCAGTTTTACATAAACGGAGAGTCTTCTGGAGGAGAAGCAAGTCACTCAATTGAAAATAATTCAAATACAAACGTAGCAAATCTTTCAAGTTCAAGTTTTAGTGCAGGAGATACTTTAATTGCAGAAATGTGGGTAAGTGATATAGAGTATAATTCAACTAAGACAAATACAAGTGAAGTAACAGTTAGTTATTTTTTAATGGGCGGAACAGTTAAAGACAGCAATGCTTTGGTAATTAATAATGCTAATGTGATTATTATGAATCAGACAGATAACACAGTAATAGGAACTACAACAAGCAATTCAACAGGCGGTTGGAATTATAGTATAGGAGATATAGGAACTTATTTAGTAATAGCTTATGACCCAAATAATTCAACAATAGATGGAGATGCAGACCCTCATATAATCGTGAATTAAAATGAAAAAAATAATCTATCCAATAATTTTCTTGCTTTATATAGTCTTGGCTTTAGGATATACTCCTCCGACCTATACAGATATTGATTCAGTTTTAGATACAGGATACACAGCACCAAGTTATGGTAGTATAGATTTAGTTTTAGATACAGTAGCAGTAGATACTTGCACTTGCGCAGGTCTTAATCAAAATTGGGAGATAGATATGAGTGATTATTGTAACATAACCATAAATTGTAATCTTGGAACAGGAAAATTAAGCTTTACAGGAACTGGAGAAACAAGATGTAATGCAACTATTGATACATCTGACTTAGGAGACCCTGGAGCAACAGGAGTTTTATTCATTCAAAATAATTGTTTAATAAATATAGATTAAAATGGCAACAACAGAATATAAACATGGAAGTGATTGTACAGGAAGTGATGGTGCTTTAAATAGAACTCTAACTTTAACATACAATGCTAAACCTGAAAGGTTTTTATTATATGTTAGTGGTTTACTTCTCTCAACATTAAGCAGTTATAAAGTAACTCATCAAGATACTGGTTCAGTTATTACTTTTTTAAATGCTTTGTATGATGATATGGAAATTGTAGTTGTCTATGATATAGAGTTTACAACTGGAAAAGTTAATTATGGCAATTTATTTAGCAGGTCAAGAGATAACATTGTAAGTCTTATTAAAGATAATGTTTCTGACCCAACTGTTAGTTCTTCAGAACATAGAAAATGGATTTATTCCAGAGAACCAGATGTAAAAGCTAATGATTTTAAAGGATTTCCATTCATTATTATTCATCCTGCTGTTCTTAGCTTTGATGAGAGAACAATCAATGGACAAGTTAGAACAGTCCTATGGGGAATACAGATAGAAGTAATTACTTCTGATAGGGAGTTTGGGAATAATGATGGGAATGGATCAATTCACTTAGATTTGATAAGCAATGAAATTGTGAGATACCTAAATCATTCTACTAATACAAATGTACTAAGGATAAATGGGTTATTTTTTATAGACATTAATGCAACTTCAGTTGTTGTTGAATCCTTCAATAATACATTAATTTACAGGAGAAGCTTTATGTTATCATTCAAAAATAAAATGAAGGTGTTTGCTTAATGGCTATTTTAATGAAGTTCAATATAAACACAGGAGACTTAGGGAGAGTCAGAACAAGATTGAGAAGGATAAGACAGCTTCCTCAATTAACTTCAGATGCAATGATGGAATGGGGCAAGATTTTAGAAGGAGATATGAAAACTGCTGCCTGGCAGTCTGGAATCAAATCGTTTACAGGAACTTTGTATGAGGAAGGAATCAGATGGGAGCAAAGGCCAAGAGGTTATACAGGAAGATTATTTATGAGACTCTATGCTCTTGCTTTGGATGGAATGCTGCCTCATTGGATTTCAGTTAAGCCATCAAGGACAGGATTGTTGGCATGGGCTCGACAGGCTAGAAACAAAGATATAAACAGCAAGGCATTGGCAGTTGAACAGGGAAGGAGAAAATATTTTTCATTAATGGTTAAACCTCATCCATTTATAATGAACGGATGGAGAAGAGCAAGGCCTAAGTTAAGGCCTATACTAGCAAAATATGCTAAAAGAGCAGTTGGAGGATGAGAAAAGTGAAAATAAAAAACAAAACAAGTGCAGCAATAGGGATTAGATTTAAAGGAAACTTTTATATATTTAATCCACATGAAGAGAAAAAGATTGATGGAGCTTTTGATGAGATTAAATTTAGTGAAGAGAAAATCAAGGTTGATGGAATAGCAACAAAAATAAAAGATTGTTTTGAAGAGGCTGTAGAAAGAGTTGAGGAAGAGATTAAGGAAAAGAAGATAAAAAAAATAAAATATAAATCGGAGGATAAAAAATGACCGCAATAACAGAACCATTTCAGGAATTGGCTTTAGTCTCAATACAGGCTAAAGGCGGAACTGCATATCAATTTGCAGGGATTATTGAAGAAGTAAGCCCATCTATTGGAGATAGGGACATAGAAGGAATACCATTGATTAATGGTGGAAGAGTTGTAAAAAAGACACCACAGGCAGACCATGAATTGACATTGAAGATATACCCAACTTCAATTAATTTTGTTAATGGCAGTGACTTAATACAGGGATTTTTGGATGTTGATGCCAGTTGGGATGGCACAGAACCATTAACTCAGACTAACACTCACAACCAGGAGTTGTTTCAGGTATGTGTTGCATGGTGCAATGACAAAACAAAGATGACAACAGCTAACGGAACTAGCACTGCAGGAACACAGGCAAGGAGAATAGTAATAAAACATGCAAGGATGACTAGCTATAAAGATAGTTTTGATGATAAAATGGTTAGTGCTGAAGTAACTTTCAAGGCACCGGCATTTGACATAAGTGGAACAGGAACATTTACTTATGAATCAAATGAGGATGGTGGCTCAACTGCTTTAGCTGCAGTAACAACTTATACATAAACATAGGTACTGACTGAGGATGGAACAAGAAATCAAGAGCGATCCTAGAGCTGTTAAAGCTTTTAAGGATAGGTGGGAGAACTCACTTACAATTAGCAGAGTTCCCCCTAAAACTCTTGAATCATTTAAGAAACTTGCAAAGGATGAGTTTGTGGATGATTATGGCATGACTTTAAAGTGGATTATGGATTTGGTTTTTGGTGTGATGCCTACAGGCAATGAGGAGATTTATGCAAGGCTTGATATGTTGGAAGCAAAGTTAAATGAAATAAAACAAGAAGCAGAAAAGCCAAAACCTAAAATCATAAAGATGGTAGGTGGCACAATCATCAACAAAAAATAAATGAATTGGAGGAATAGAAGATGAATAGATTTGAAAAGCATATCGGAAAAGGAGAACCAGTAGAAATAGGTGGAGAGGAATTTATTTTATTGCCTCTTGGAACAGAATACATCCCTGAATTCTTTAAGGCAATGAAAAGCTTTAGCGGGGCAAAAGATGGGGCATCTTTAGAGGATACTTTAAAAAATATCAATGATGAGGGCCTTAAAGCCATACAGAAATTAATAGATGCTACACTTGAGCAGTCTTTTCCAAGTGAACCTGAAAAAGACAGAAAGATTTTTGGTATGAAATATATGAGCATATTACTTGGCAAGATTTTTGAGATAAACAGTGCAGAAACATCAGATAAAGGCATTGTTAAGCAAGTCAGGGATTTGCAGGAATTAAGGAGAAAACAAGCAGATGCTTCCAAGAAACCTAAAGTTTAAAAGAAAAGATGAAGAGCAGGAATTAATTACCATACATCACATTTTAATGAAAGAATATGGTTGGATACCATTGGAAGAATTCAAAAGTCTTCCGATTCCTACTCTTTGGAATCTCTTAGATTGCATTAAAAAACAGCATGAAGAAGAAGAAAGGCAAATGAAACAGGCAAGGAGAAAAAGATAATGGCTGCAATGGGTGTTGAAGAAAGAGTAAGGATTATAGCTGAAGTAGTTACAAAAGGGCTTAGTAAGTTAGGAAACATAAGTAAAGGTATTTCTACAGTTCAACGGAATATAAGCAATAATGTGCAAGAATTTGGGAAAGTGATTGCTCAACCATTAGATAATTGGAAGCAATTTAATAAAGAAGGTAGGACATTTGAAACAAGAGGGGGAAGATTAGCAAATACTCTCAGGATGGCAACACATGGCCTTAGAGGGTTCCGTATGGAGATGCTTGGAGTTATGTTCTTTGGAATGAATCTTCAAAGAATGTTTCTTGGATTCCTTCAACCAGTAATGGAATCTTTTGGAGTATTTGAATTATTTAGAGATTTACTGCTTTTAACATTTCTTCCAACTATGGAATCCTTATTAGAACCAATGCTTAAAATATTTGATTGGTTTGTTAATCTACCACCATCTACTCAAGAGGCAATAGGAACTTTTGTGCTTTTAGGTTTAGCCTTAAGTACTCTCCTTATGTATTTTGGTGTAATGGCTTTAGGTATAGGAAGTATTATTCAGATACTTCCTATATTAACAGGATTATTTGCACCTATAGGTATAGCTTTAAGCGGGTTAGGAGTAGGATTTTTAGCTTTTTTTGCTGTTATTGGCTTATTAATTTTAGGATTTATAATTGCTTGGCAAGAGAATTTCGGAGGAATTAAAGAGTGGGTAGAAGTATTATGGGAAGGAATCAAGATGATTTTCAGCGGAGCATTAGATGTTATAACTGGGATAGTACAAGCAGTTATAGCTATTTTTAAAGGGGATTTTGATGGATTTGGTAAAGCTGTCGAAAAAATATGGGAAGGGATTAAAAATATAGTAGGTGGAGTATTTAGAGTTATTGTTGGACTCGCTATGACATTCATGCTCTCTATTGGAAGGATAATTTTAGGGATATATGCCTTTTTTTATCAAGCTTTTGAAAGAGTATTTAGTTACTTAAGAGATGCTTGGCCTAAAATAAAAGAATTTTTCCTTAATTTATTTTCAAAAGATTTTATAAAAAAAGCTTTTGATTTTGGTGTGGATTTTATAAAAGAGATGATAGAAGGAATAAAATCTGTTGCTAAGCTTTTAATGGATGCATTAATATCAACATTACCTAAATGGGCACAAAAGGCATTTGGTGGTGGTGGTGGCGGTGGAAGTGGGGGTCATGTTGATGATTTTATATGGAGACCTGGTTCAGGACCAGTTTCAATAAATCCAAATGATACTATTGTTGGAGCTAAGGGAGGATTAGGTGGAATTGGAACAACTGTTAATCTTTCTGTAAACTATAATGTTAATGTTTCAGACAAAGCAGAATTTGAAAGAATGATGGATAATAATAACAAAAGTTTAGTTGATGATGTTAAAAGAATGATAGGTGCATAAATATGACAAACAATATAATTTTAGATAATGGTGGAACAAATCAATTAACTATTTATACAACCTTTGTAGAAGAATTAATGAGTAATGCTTTGTCTAAATTGATTCTACCAACTGGAACTGCAAATAGTGGTTCAGGACCAAAGGATACAAAGATAATCAATTTACTAAAAATTCTTAAATTATTTACTATAGATGGCAAAATTGCATCAGCAGATAGAACTAAATTAAGAAATCTTTTTGATACTGGAAAGATGTTTACATTAGTTTATGATAGTACAAATTATACAGTAGTTATAGAAAAATTATCAATCAAAGAAGAACCAGAAGATGCAGGTTCAAGCTCTCCAGAGTATTATGTTATTAAAGTAAATTGTGTTATAGGGGTATCTATCTAATGGAAGTTAAATATATTGTGGGAATATTTGTAATTATCATTGCAGTCTTTGGTAGCATTACCCTTAAATGGGAATTTGATAAAGATTGGATAACACTTTCTAGGGATGGAGTTATAATTGCAAAAGAGAAATGGGTAGTTGAAGCAGAGCGAACCTATATAAATCTTGACAGTTCATATGATAAGACTGTAAAATGCCCTAAAATAATTAATATGGGTGGCTATAAAACAGCAACAAGATGCTACTACCCGAAGAATTATTACGAACAGATGAGCAGAAGCCTTATCAATACTAAATTAGAGTTCATAAATCTCACAGATACTTTTTTAGTCAGGAAAAGCTCCCCAACTTATATGTATGGAACACAGGGTGCTTATGCAGGATATGTAGTTGAGGAAATGACTTTTGACACCAAGACAGAAAGAATGGAGGAATTTCCAAAGAAGTATACTGTTAATTGGAGTCCAAAAGACACAAGGAACTACAAGCTAATCTGGAGAATAGAGAACTTAAAGCAGATAAATCTTCCTAATGGAGAATATCATAACTGCAAATATACTTTTGGAAATATCAAGATAGACTTAAAAGATGAGTGCAGTAAATTAGAGAAGGCAGTAATCATAGACCAGAATAAGATTTACTTTTATTTTATCAATGCAAGGGGAGACCAATTATTTAATTTAAAATTAGTGGATCCAACTGTTTATCTGAGCCTAGAAGGATTATCACAGAATATCACTGCTGAACTTAGTAGCATAATAAATATAAGTGCAAACATTAGTGATGATACTATTTGTGTTGATGTAGACCATCCTGATTATGGGATTAATTATTCAACTGGAATAAACTCCACAACTTTTGATTTGAACATTACTTACTTTAGACAGGATAAATTTAATGATTCTTCAACTTCCAAAACATTAACAAGTTCTGGGCAATTAGGAATTACTATGGACAACAGGAGTGATATGCTAAATACAAGCATTGATTTAACCAGCAGTGGAACTACAAGTGGATTGTCTTTGGCTTATGGAACTGAAGGAGAATCTTTTAATGGGGAACTGCAAGGAGACAGATTGATTAATACTGAATTTAAATATTCTGATAGTTTGTATAATAAGACAAACATAACATTTAGTGAAACAGGTTCTAAATATATTTATTTTAATGTAAGCAATCATCCTTCTAATACAGAAAACTTAACTTTCCAAATAAGCGGTTTTGAAGCAGACGAAGGAAATGAAGTTAATTTTTATGATTATTTTGAAGAAATAAATAACAGTTTAAGTTATTACAATGAAAGTATAAACTTGGCTTATCCTCTTGGTCTTTTTGATAATTTTGAAATAAATACAAGTGAATATTGGGATGTTACTGAAAGTACTGGACAAGGTAGTGGAGATTCTGCTACTGTTATAAATGCTATAAATAGTTACTATAATTTACATACAGCAACATCAGGTTCTGGTGCTACAGAAACAAGATATGTTGCATCAAATTATGATAATCTTGATTTTAGAAATAATACAATTATAAAATTGGACGCATATCTTGGTGGTTCATGCTGTATTGGATATTATTCTGGTTCAGTAAATCCTACATTATATCTTACAGATGGGACAAATAGTATTTTAATAGAATCCCGTAGTTATGGGACAACAAGTGCATGTAATAGTTATTTTAATGGAAATTTAACAATAGAACGAGATAACACAACAACAGATAATTGGCAGGTCTATGCAAGTGGTAAATATTATAAAATATGTGCAGGTTCTGTTAGCGAAGATAGAACTGTATCCAATAGTAATGAAAGAAATATAAGCACAGCTTCTTTTGATGATACAAAAAAATGGAACATAAAAATGTATACATATAATACTCTTGGTTCAGCTGGTGCTGGTGGTTATGTACATTCTTATGTTAATATGTACAGAATCTGGACAAGCGGAATTTATTTAAATAAAACAGATAATGCAATAGGTTATAATTCATCTACTGGAAATTTTACTTCAGATATATTCCATACAACTGCAAGTAATATTATTGCTGCAACATTAACATCTGTAGAATATAAACCTTCTGGAACAAATATTTATTATTATCTTTCTGCAGATAACACTAATTTTGAGCAAGTTTATTCTGGAACTCGCCATGTATTCACAAACAGCGGAAAGAATTTAACTTATAAAGTTATGATGAACACAACAAATACAACTTTTACTCCAGTTGTTTATAAGTTAAACATCCAAGTTATTTCATTAGAAATAGAAAATGTTTCTATAGATTTAAGTGATAATCATGTAAATGAATGGACTTATACAGGAGTTTTAAATTCCACAACTAGTCCACAAAATGTTACTTTAAATATTTCAGATTTAGGTTCAAGTGTAGGAACTGATTATATTATAAAAATTGAAACAGATAACGCAGGAATTTTAGAAATAAATAACTTTAATCAAAATACTTCAATGAGTCCTATTGAATTAATTGCTTCAGAATTTGAAGAATGTAACAACTGCAAGATAAATTTTACATTCTCTGGAGATAATTTAACAGTAGATGATTTACAATTTGATTATATTGGTGGGAACAAAACATATACTGTATTGGCCCATGATGATACTTATTCTATTAACACTTCTTATAATATTATATACTATCATTCTAAATGGGATTATTCCTTTCCTAGTTATGTTGATTATCTGGAATTTATCCCTAAATCTTCAACTACAAAAAATGTAACTCCTTACGGGCAGGATAGCACAAGGCCAATATTAAACATAACTAATTTGGGATATGGAGGGAAGAATGCAAACTTTTCAATGTATCTAAACGAATCTTACTCCTGTGTAAATCTAACAGTTGCTACATCAAATAATAAAACTGCAGGGACTTTATTAGCTAACAGCACTTGGAATGATTTATCTACAAACACAACTTATCTATCAACAAATGGTTGGTGGATGTGGGCAGATTACCAATGCACTTATTCAGGTTGGAAATTATGGGAACCTTTGCTTTCAATAAGAGGATGCTGTTTTAATTGTGATGTATGCAGTGAGTTGGTGGTATAATGGCAGTTAGAAATATACAATCAATTAAGCCTAAGATATGGATTCCCCCACAATATTCTGCTATCTATAAACTTGTTGTTGAAAGAAGTAATGGAACCCTTGATGACTTAACTGACCTGGCCCATAGCATTGAAATTGAAGATGGTGTAACTGAATCTGTAGGAAGATTCTCTTTTGAGCTTTGGAATCCAAATGAAACTTATACAGGTGTATGGACAGGAATGGAAATTGTAAGATATTATTCTGATTATGGAACAACTGCTTCAACACTTAGGTTCAGGGGAAGGATAGAAAAAGTTTCTTATCAGGATAATAAAATAAGAGTTACTGGAAGGTCAGAATCACTTAAGCTTTTGGATATTTCTGTAACAAAACAATATACTCTTTCTGATACAGGAACAATATTAAATGATTTAATCAGTAATTATGCTTCTGATTTTACATCAACAAATGTAGATACTTCAGGAGTTTATCTCTCTCCTAAATGGTATCAAAAACCATTTTGGGAATGTGTGCAAGAATTATGCACTGCTGCAGGGTTCGATTGTTATGTTGATTCTGCTTTAGATTTTCATTACTTTGAAACTGGAAGTGTAACAAATGAAGATGAAGGTATAGTCCATACTTATAATCTCATTGAAGTTGGAGAGTTTGCTGAAGATATTAGTCTTGTAAAAAACAGGATTATAGTTTATGGTGCAATTCAAAAAGATACTCAATTAATTTATACTGCAAAAGATACAACTTCTCAAACAGATTATGGTATAAGAGAGCAGATAATCAATGATGAAAATATAACTAATTATACACAAGCAAAAGATTATGCAGACTATTTATTAGCTGAAAGCAAGGATCCTCCAGTTGTAGGAGAAGTAAAAGGATTGCTTCTTGCTACAATTCAACCAGGAGATATGATAAGAATTTCTTCTCCATTGGATAATCTTCCGCCTGGAAGTTATAAAGCAATAAGTTACAAGCACAGCATTGGAGAGAGTGGATTATTTACTATAATAAGTGTAAACAAAGAACCAAGAAGGATAAGCCATATAATGAGGGATAGGATACAGCAAGAGTATCAAAAGCAGGATACTTCCTTAAATCCTTATGAGATGAGGTATTCATATAATTTCTTGTTTGAATTAGATAGTGGAATACATGTTAATACAGAAATAATAGATGGGGTTCTTAAGCTAAAGAATGGACAATCAACTGGAAATTGGATAAGCGAATTGTTAAGTGTGCCTTCATTAAATTCTGTATATATAATTATAAATGGAGAAACAATTACTGGTGCATTATTTTATTTATCTGGAGATAGTGGAACTACTTGGTATAACATTACAAACAAAACAAAGATAGGACTTATCGGAAATGGACTGCAAATAAAAGTTGTAATTTCAAATACTGATACTCAAATAACAAGCTTAAGTTTATTGTACAAGACGGATTAAAATGAAAATAATACAAAATATATTCAACAAATTTATGAGTTGGCTTGATGACTATTACAGTAAAGATGAAAGAGCAAAGATAAAAGAATTAGAAGAAGTTATTTCTAAGAAAACAATTTTGTTAGATAGCAATATTGTTATATTTAATGAGAACCAATTAATAATCAGTAACTTAAAACAAACAATAGACTCCATCAATGAAAAAAAAGTGATAGAAGAAGAATTAGAGGTGTATTGGAATAATAAAAGACCTAAATCAACTATCAAGCATCCTGCAAGACCTATCAGAAACTCATCAATACTTGTGCCTGTCAATCCACGAATTTTCTTTACAAATGATTCTGCTATCTTGAATGTAAGTGGAACAACTAATGATGAGAAAGCAAAGAATTCTCTCTTATGGGTAATAGCTAACATTAAATACACTTCGGATTCAATTCAGTTTAAGATTCCTGAGATGTGGTTATTTGCTTTTGAAACATTTAAGTTAAAGATGGGAGACTGTGAAGATGGAGCAATCCTCTTGGCTAATATAATGCTCAATGCAGGAATCCCTTATTGGAGAATAAGGCTCAACGCAGGGGATGTAAAAGATTTTAGTCATGTGTGGGTCTCATACTTAAGAGAGAAAGATGACCAATGGGTTGTCTTAGACTGGTGCTATTATCCAACTGCTCAGGTAAAATCTCTTAATAAACTGTACAAAGATGCAGAAAATTATCTTACCACTTGGTTTAGCTGGAATTTGAAATACACATTCAAAGGAGAAAAATTAAGGTAGGGAGGGAAACATGAAACATAAACTAGATTTGGAAGTAATAGCTAATAAATTAACAAAAGAAAAACTATCTTTAGCTAAGTTAGGGATTGGAATAACAGAAATAAGAGAGTTAAAAGACAGAGGGTATAATGTTAAAAGTGAAGCTTATAACAAAACTAATCACTATTGGATCAAAATAATGGATAATGATAATCATTTGATTATAAGCCCAAGAAAATCTGTTAGTTCTATTATTAAGTTTGTTGAATTAAGCGATATTCATGCAGGTTGCTATACTTTTGATGATAAAGGCCTTGACTGGTGCTTAAATGAAGCAAAAGACAGAGGGTTTAAGCATATCCATAACTCAGGGGATGTAGTTGATGGAAAGGATGTGTACAGGGGACATGTAAACTATCTAAAATATGTAAGAGAAGAAGATCAGGTTAAATGCATTGTAGATATAATTGGAAAATATCAAGACACTTTTGATTGGATTGCAATAGATGGAAACCATGATATGAGTTGGATTAATAAAGGAGCCCCTAGTCCAAACAAATTAATCAGCAAAGCGGTTAAGAATTATACTTACCTTCCAGGAGCAGGAGCAGATAAAGTGGTTAGAGGAGATTTGGTAATAGATGGTGTTATGAAAAGAATGGTACATCCTTGGAGCAATAGTGGAAGAGGAACATACGCAAAGAGTTATCCTGGACAAGTATACCTGAGAAACTTAATGGATAACAATGTACAGTTTGAAATAGGCAATAAGAAATATCATTTAAGTTTATTACAATATGGACACCTGCACTTTGATATGATGTATCAAACTTTTGGAGTGATTGTCACTCATCCAATGAGCTTCCAAAAGCCAAATGATTTCACAGAAGGAAAAGGAATAGTTGGTCCTAGAGGATGCAGATTAACTGAGCTAGTAATCCATGACGGAGATATCTTAGAGCATAAGAGTGAGTCTCTAAATGTTCCGGAGAATTTATAACTAAAAAAAGAAACATTTATAAATTATAAATACTTTAGTGTGTTGTTCATAAACTCATGGAGGAGAAAAATATGGTAAAAATAAACTATAGTGTATGGATAGGCTTGAAGAAGTCATTGAAGAACTGGTTGATAATGTTTGGTCCAGCAATATTAGCTTTTTTAGCTAATGTTCCACCACAGTATGCAGTAATTACAGGGTTTGTAGCTTACTTCATAAAGAATTGGCTTGAAAACAAATAAAAAGTTTACCCCTATATAAAAAGTAAACCCTATCTTTTATTGGTTCTTAGGGTTTACTTTAATATTTCTAATCGCTTAGTTAAGTCCCTCTGATACTGTCTTTCTTTGAGAATCCACATCTTATAATTCTTGACTCTTCTTCTGCTTTTCTCAATTCTCTTTTCAATTAAGTTTATCATCCATTTCATTTTTTAATCACATCCTCAAAAGCTTCTTTTACATAATCCCAATCAACTACTGCAATACCATTCTCTACATGAACTCTTTTCTTTAACCATTCAACTTGCTTTTTCTTTTTATTCAAAAACATATGCCAATATCTATGAACTGATTGACAAGGAAATAATTTGAGATTTTGAATATTATTATTCTTTGGATTACAATCAATATGATGAACTATCTCATCCATTGTTAGTTTTCTACCTAAATATTTTGCCATAATCCTTCTTGCTCTTTGATGATATTGAATTAAAGTAACATTCTCTCCTTTCCAAGAATTATGATTTTCTAATTCTTTCCCTTCCATATTTTTATTTCCAATCATAGATTCAGAAATTTTATCTTTTACTGTTTGTGTTTGTTTCCGTCCAGTTAATCTATCTCTTATTTTATCATTTCTACATTTAGTAAACTTACCTTCTTGCCAAGCTTTTTTGACTCCATCTCTTATTTTTTCATTCTTATTCAATGGTTCTGGTTTCATTTTAAACAATAAATATTTGTTCCCTTTGAATCTTTCTCACCGACAATAATCAACTGCTTTATCCTGAGATTCATTAAAATTTTGTGTAATGTCTTTGGTTTCATCTTCATTTGTTGAGTAAGAGTGTTGATAGTTTGTGGTTGATCACTTTGCAAAAAACAAAGATATAGCTCTATCTCTCTGCGAGTCAAGCTATTCTTTAATGCAAAAATTAATCCTTCTAGTATTCCCATTTTATTTGTTTTTGATTAACTGCTCCTTAGCCATCTGTAACCCTTCATTAGAAAGTAATCCTCTCTCATTCAAATCCTCAAGCTCTTTTATTTTGTCTCCAATAGATTTCTTATCTTTGTTTTCATTGGTGTAATCAACTTTTACTTCACTGCTTTTTAATTCTTTCTTAATTGTTTGTGGTTTACTCTTTTCATAGTTTTCTTGTGCTGCAGAAGAGGAGGGTACTTTCTCCTCTTCTAATAGATCTACATCTTTTATACAAGACGCTTTATAAGTTATCTGTTTTCCATTCTCATCTGCCTGTGTTACTTCATAGGTATCTAAGTTTAATTCAACTTGGTTCCCTATGTAATCCTTTACACTCAATGGTTTAGTTGCATCAAACTTCCACCCTAAAGCCTTAAACACTTTTGTTATCCTGGAGTTTGGTGTTACAGCAGTTCTTGGATTTCCGTCTTTGTCTTTGTATTCACTATTTAGAACTAAAGGCAAAACTAAATCTTCTGTAACGTTCTTAGCTCTTTGTATTATTATCTGCTTCTTTTCTTTTTTATCATGTATAGAAAACATCAGAATAATCTGTTTGCCAAATTTTCCTTCTATTGGTGTTCCATCTTGTTTTTCTCTTGGCTTTACTTCCAAAAGAACTCCTATGTAATATCCCTTTTCTATCAAAGGTTTTCTTTCAAATGTTGCTGTCTTATCTGAGACAGGTAGTTGCATTCCATTTTCCATTTTAGGTCTCCATCCTGCTTAAACTTTATAGTTAAGTAAGGATAATGAAAGTATATACTCACTACTATTTAAACCTTGTGTTTGCATGTTTCGCATAGGTTCCCAAAGCCTAATTCTTTTAGCAGCTTAGATATGAAATCACAGCTTAAAGAATATTCTTTATTCTTGTTAATCCTGTAGTCTAACTCATTTTCTAAGAAAGGTTTGTCTAATTTAAGGTTCCATTCAGTCAGCATTTGTATTGCCTGTTGGCTTCCATAACATTTTTTAAGCTCATTAGCAAGTATAAACATTACTCTTTTAGTACCATCTCCAACCTTGTTAAAGTCTCCATAGAACATAAACTCAACACATGGCCTTAACCCATCTCCTTGCGGGTTAATCCATTGATTAAGGCTCATTCCATTGCTGCTTCTTTTTCTTTTGTTCTTTAAAGACCTAAGGTATTCCTCAACTATTTCTTGTATGTTATGAGGGTTGCTTAGCCTTATTTCCCCTAACCTAGGGTATATTCCATTGGTTTCATTGCAGATATAAGGCACAAAGCTTACATCTTTATATGAAAAACCCACAAAAGTTTTGTAACCTATCTTGTTCCTGCTCATCTCACTTCTGATAAGGTGGCCTTGTCCTACCAGTTCAGCATCAAATTTCCTTAATTCCAATCCCCAACAGGAGATTATTTTTTCCCTTAACCATTGCATAAAACTTGTAACAAACCTTTTTTTACTGTTGAATATCTCTAGTATAGCATTTTGTGTACTCAATGGTAAGCTCAACAAGCATTTAAAGTCAAAATAAAGGTGTATATGAAGGCTTTTGTTTCCAGAGTAGTAATACATAGGTTGAAACCCTTTCCCTTCTAGAATCGCTCCTATGAGCCTTGTAGCATCATAATTTAGTTCATAATTAGGATAGTCACTTTCAACTACTATTTCATTCCTTAGCAAAGACCTATGTATTTCATAAGCATTTTGCAGTTCCACAGCCTTAAGCTTAAAGAAATTAAGCCATTTTGTCCATTTATTTGTTTCAGTATCCCTAAAGGAAAACTTCATTTCAGAATCGCTTAAGTCAGATAGTTTAAATAAATGGAAATACCTTTCTGTAGCAATACACTTGTTGGAATCTCCCCAATGGTAATCCCAAGCTTTATAATCCTGTTTTGAATCAACAAACATCATTTTTTAATTCCTTAAGTTTATGTGCAATAAACTTCTTGCATTTGATACAATAAAATCCTGTTTTTGGACTTTTGAATCCTCCTGTTAGTATAACATAGTGAACTGTTTTTCCACAACCATGTGGGCACCAATACCTTTTGTCTTTAATTTTATTCCCACCACTAATTTTGTATCTCGTTCTCATTTTGCATAATAAGGTTTTATATAAATATCATCCTCTATTATTAATCCGCTATCTAAAAGGATTAAATAAGCTTCTCTAAACTGGCCTTTAGTCATTTCTTTCAAAGCTAACTCCATTAAATCATATTGTGCTATCTTCTTAAACTCACATACTTCTTTGTATAAATACTGAGAATTCTCTGGGAGATAATCTATTTTATACCTCAAGGGCAAGTTTCTTATCACATCCCCTTTTATCCAAGATTTTATAACTTCAGTCCATACAGTTTTGAGGAGAATATAATCTTCATCTTTCGGCTTGAAAGAAATGTCATGCTCAAACAAGCAACGAGCTTTTACAATTCCATCCATAACTCTTTCTATATGGTGCCTATGCCTGGAATCATAGTGATCCTTTAAGTCCTTGCTTAACAATGGAATCATATCACTCAACACTTTTTCTATTTTATCTTCATCATATAAAATTTTGACGGTCTGCAAGTAATCAATTATTCCAATCCAATCAGAATTGTCTAAATTGAAAGTGTATTCTTCATACTCTGACCTCTTGCATTGTCTTACCATTTCAATATGCTCATCAGTCTGGAAATATATCAACCATCTTGAACAAAAGCTTTTGTCCATCGTCTGCAATAAGTCTTCCATAACATGGATCCCTCTAACCGGGTTTGTTGCTGCAATTACTCTTGAAGTCATATTTACATTAACACTTGATACTCCGCTACCTGCCTCTCTTTTTTGATGTTCCAATAAATCATTCATAATGGCTACACCTTCTTCTCTCTGCCCTCCATCCTTTGTAGTTTTTGTGTTAATAAGGCATCTCAAGAACTCATCACAAAACGCAAACCTGTTGCTCTCAGCTAAATATCCTAGTTTTGCAGGGTGATATTTAAAGGATGGAACTAATCTCTTTAATGTTGAACTGCTCCCAGAAAATATGCTTCTTGTTTCTTTGCTGTTTGCGTGTAACCCACCTAACAACACAGATTTACCGCTTTGCTGGGGTCCAACAATCCATAAATGGAAAGGGTATTCATTGACAATCCCTTCTTTTGAGTGTAACAACCAAGCCCAAACAAGCCATTTGAACCAAGTTGGATGCTTCATAACATAAGTTTTCTTGTACTTTTTAGAGTAAGCAGCAAATGGATAATCAAATAAATTAGTTTTTGTGATATTTAATCTCCTCAAATTTAATCTGAATTCTTCATTATCTTTGTATTTTATTATCCTATTTCTTATTGTTTGTGCAAATAAATAAGGCAACTTTGTTGGTAATTTAGAACTGTCTGTAAGCATTTTGTAGTCATCAACTTGTGTTGTTACCCCTGTAATAATGTAATCCCCAATAGCTATTTCATCAGGAGTTAATAAGATAAGGTCTTGGTTATGCTCTGAAATAAACCTGTATACCCTAAACTGCAGTTCTATTTCTTTAACCACATTATATTCTGTCTGGCTATACTTCTGTCCAAAAAGAACTATCCATTTTTTTAATGGCTCTTCTGTTTCTTTAGCTTTTCTTTTGCTTTCTATAAGTGCAGCAACAGTAACTTTTTGGGGGTATTCATATATCTCAGCTACAATTTTGCCATAAAGGGTTTTTTCCCTGCTAATATAAAATTTGATTAATCCTGTCCTGGAATAAACACCATTAGTCAATTTAGATAATTGCCTGTAATTGTAAGGCAAATGAATCCCAATTACTCCTTCTGTACCATAACCCAACCTAGCATACTTTTCTATTATTTCAGGATCCATATAATCTTCTTTTTCTTCATACAAACTAATCTGCTTTGTATATTTGTACCTGTCAATTTCCTCATCAATAAATGCTAGTTCATCCGGGATTACACCTTGCTCTATAAAGAAAGATTTAATGTCTTTTAATATTTCAATAAGCTTGTCTCTTTTCTTATTATCTTCCACTACTTCTGGGATTTCAGAGCATTTTATTGCCAAATCCGCTTCAATCCTATTCCAAAAAACAAAACTACTAAATTTAGTTTTGAGAAGATCCATGATGATTGCTCTCTGGCTTGAGGAAATGATTTTATCCATTGCGTTCCCTCACTTCATTAATTTCGCAATTAGAACTATGAAACTTTTTTTTTATTCCTGTTTTTCTATCAATAAACTCTACAAATTCGCCTTCAGAAATAGTATATGAATCTACTGTAAATGTCAAGATAATTCCTTGAAGTGTCTTAATACTTATATGATACTGCATTCTCTCAACCTCTTTCTCATTCTCATTTTTATCCTAAAATTTTTGTAGTTTAAATAACTTTTGTTAATTTAATATCCAATCTTAATTTTTTTTTATGCAATTCGTTGAGTATATACTCTAATGTAAGTTTCTCATCTCCAAAGTATAATTCATCTATGGTTGTCATTTCCTTTTAATCCTCTTTGTATGCTCCAATATCTTAATTAGCTCAGGGTTGTATTGGTTATAAAAACTTGTTTCAAGACGATTTAATTTAAACTTTATTGCTATATGCCCTAAAAAAGTAATAAGTATGATAATTATAATAAATATAGGAATAACCACTAAGTTATTGTTAAATCCATACACTTTCAAAAAGACAGAGATTAATAAGAACTTCTGCATTAAATCTGATGGAATCCCAACATAACTAAGGGATTGGTTAAAGCATAGCTTAACATAAAAATAACCATCTAAGATTTTTCTGAATTTAGACATATTCTCCTCAATTCCATTCTTAAACAAGTTTCAGCACCATACCCAAACAAAAAGTATTTATCAATAGCTTCCTGGATTGTTAGATTCTGCTGAAAGATTAAGTCGCTAAACCTAAATATATCATTTGGGTTTTGTATTCTTTCTTCAAATATTTCTACCGCTTTATCCTCATCAAACCAGTATGATCTTCCTTCAGTTAAACCAATTAGGTAACCTACTACAAAAACCATTATTAAAATTGCTACAATAAGCATAGATGAATTACCTTCTTTTATTTTTAATGTCATCTCATCTGTTTTTGGTGTCATCTGCTTTCCCCTTTTTCTTTAAGCTATCTTTTATCTGTGCCCTCAAGTTTATATCATGTTGGGATAACACTTTTCCAATAACAAGATAATTAACATTGTATACATTCTTATCTGTGTAAAGGACATGATTAACTTCTTTCCTGTCTTTGTAAGCTTCTAACATTGCCTGTGCCCATTTGTGAGCAAAAACATTAAGGAACTCTCTAAAAGCTGTGTCCATTATAACCATAGTGACTACCATTTTCTTCATTGTTCTCATTATCCTGCAAGTTCTGCTGTGGAGATAATACTCATTAGCTTCTTTTTTTGTCATTTTAGCATCCTTGGAAATCCCTCTAATATAAACATCAGACCACTCTTTCATTGCGTCTTCATAAGCTTTGTCAAAGATTATTATATTTTTGTTGTACCAATAATCAGGAATCTCTTTAGTGAAATGTTTGTCAAAGATTCTCTCAAATACAAGAACAACAGGGATTAAAACCTTATTTTTAAGCCAATAGTTTATGATATGAAATCTCTTTAAATGGGCTCCTAGTTCTTTACCAGGCTCATAGATATTCCAACCCATTTTGTGTTTTAGCTTAAACAATTTTTTTCCAAAGATTTTTGTTGCAGGGTTTTTCTCTCCTATCAATGTATCATAAAGCTCTCTGATAAGAGTTCTTCTCTTAAGTTTTTGTTTTTTATTCTTCTCTTTCTTTATCTTCTTCATCTTCCAGCACCATCCATATCATTATTTCTTCAATCATTTTTATTCCCCCAGCCTCGACGGTGTGTTGTAAGATGTGACCTTACGAGCCAGGAATGACCTGGCAACTCCCCACGGAAACCACCGCCGATTTATTCGCTATTATTCCACAACGAGGAAATACTGCGGGCTGTCTAGGGAACATGATATTAATAATCTCAAGAGAGGGAAAGAGGAAAGCTCAGAACCTCTTTATTATGGCAATCCCTTGAGGTGATCCACTTACTTAGCAGTTCAATGAGCAGGATAACCACCCTCTTTCTTGTCGTTATATGTTTAATTCTCTTACCTTTTTTATATCTTTTCCTTTTTTCCAGGCAATATCGAATTGCTCTTTGGTCATATAACCTTGAATTCCATCTTCTCTTTTAACCAGGAAAACTCTTTCTTTATCCACTTTCTTGATAAGTTTCATTATCATAACCACCTTCTTCTTTAAGTTCTTTTGATTCTTCTTTGTTAATCTGCTCTTGCTCAAGGGCCAGTTCTTCTTTGAAATCTTCATCCATCTGTTTAATGCTTGGATCAATAAGAAACTTCTTATTAATTGACACAACTAATCTGCTTAAATCCAACAGGTTTAATCTGCTCCAATTAAAATTAGTTCCAAGCTGAGAGTTCAACTTCTGCATTAAGTGTGGTCTTGTTTTCATTAGAGTTGTGGGAATATCTTAGCCTGTGCATATTCCCGGATTTCTTTTGCAATATCTATTTTCTTTTCAAATGCTTCTTTGTTATTAAAGTCTCCATAAATCTTTACTGCCCCTCCTTTTGCAGGAGTTCCAATCTCTATGCTATCTGGACTGTCATTCTGATGCAATACTTTTGCTGTGATTATTTGTTCTTGTTCCAATTTAATTACCTCCTTTGTTTATTAACTTCTCTCCAAAAATTTCTTTTAATAAGCAAAAAGGTGGTGGTATCTCTTTCACTTCTTTTGAGAATCTAACAATAAACTCTTTCAATGCTTCTTTGAAATATCCCTCACATCTCTCTACTTGTTCTCTTTCTTTTTCCATAATTAATTTAAATGTATTCTCTCCTCTAACAATTCTTGCTTGTAATCTTCTAGCTTGATAGGGGTTTAGTTGAAAACCTTTTAATACTTCTAACTTTTCACTTAAGGTCTTTTTCTCTTCTATAATTTCCCAATCGCAGAGTATTGCACCAGTACTATCAATTAAGTTATCATTAACTATTTTCCAAACACTTCCATCACTCCAAGTTGCTCTCTTAACAGATTTTCCTTGTTTCATTACTTCAACAGCTTGTAAAAAACTTATTAGTTGTTCCATAATCTCATCTCCTTGTTTTTTATTTTTTTGCCATTCAGTGATTTCCTTGTATGATTTAGGATCATTAGCTTCTAAAAACTGCTTTAAATGATTTTGTGTCCAATCTCTTATTCTATAAGCAACCCACCATGGATAACCTGCTTTAACTACTTTCTTGTATTTGTCCCTTCGTTCCTGTGATGTTTGAACTTTGTTTATGAAGTTTCCCATTCATGTTTTTTCTCTCTTCTTTTTTATTTCCTGCTCAAGCTCATAGACTTCAGCTACAAGATCATCAATAACTAAATCAATTTTCTTTATGTGTTTGTCAATCTCTTCAAGCTTATCCTGTTTTTTTGGCATTGTTTCTATCCTCTGCAATATTTTTGAATTCTTCATTGATTAAGGTTCTGATTCTTTTGAATATTTCTTTAACTTTCTCATCAAACTGCTCGTCAGTTTCATATTCTATCGGTTCATCTCTTATACCGAGAGTAACCTTGTCATAATTCTGTGAAAGTGATAGTTCTATATTAACTTTTGTTGATTTCATTTAACTTCCTCATAAGTTTGTTTAAAAATTTCAGGTTTACAAGGATATATTTCTCCTCTAACCCCTTTGATAAGCCAATCTCCTTTACAACCAAACATATTTCCTTCTAAAGTTCTGATCATTACATCTTCTTTAAGAATTAAAGCTCTTACAACAACAGGTTTTTTCTTTACTTTTTTCCACTCTTTAAATATTGTATATTTAGTAATTATTCTCCTCTTGGTTTTGTATGCCTTATGACCTTTTAAATGACATTGTTTACATATTAAAATAAAATCTTCTGGAGTATAATTTAAATGGTGTACCTCTAACTTTTTTATTTTTCTACAATTAGGGCATTTACCTTGTCTTTTAATCCCCCATTTAATCAATAAGTTGTTAGTAGCTTTTCTTACTTTACAAATCTCTTTGTCTCTTTGAAACCTTTTCCTTGCTTTCCTATTTCTATTAATCTTTGAACACTCTCTTGAACAGGTAAATGAAGCTCCAACTTTTGGAATAAATTCTTTTTTGCATACAATACATCTCTTTTTTCTCTTAGGTGGATAAAACAACATACCAATAGAATTAGAAATCTTACTTAACTACCTTTCGTTTGATGTTTCGCACTTTTATGAGAAAATAGATTAATGTTACAAATAATCACAAATAATCACAAATGTAAAAAAAAAAGAATTAGAATTTTTTATTAATTTCTTTAAGGCCTTCAATCTCTTTCTCAATCTGATTAAGTTTTTCCTTCCACTTCTCAACTTGTGAGAGATAATAATTTATGCTGTTTTTTGCTCTCAACCTTTTGCGAAGCAAAGCTATAAACTCGCGTTTTCTTGTTCCGTAGGTGTATTTTACGAAGGTCATGTTTACTTCTCATCCTTTTCTTGATCTAAAACCCAAGACTTAATTGTTTTATGGTCTGCACCAATAATCTTAGAAATCTGGAAATAATTTTTTCCTTTTTTCCAGTATCTGTACGCTTCTTCTTTTGTCTGTTCAGGATAAGCACCAATCTTATACCATTTGTCCTGGATAAACCTTTGACATTCAATGCATCTTTTCTTTTTTACAATAACTCTTGGAATCATCTTTTTTAAAAATAGATTGATATCAAACTTATTTTGTATTTGAAGCGAAGAAGTTACCCTATTATGCCTATTATACAGACAAACTTTGTTTAATCCTTCTTTCTCTAAGAATGATTTAATTTCTTTTAAAGGTTTAATATCTTTTTGTTCTATTCCAACCTTAACTGCTTTGCCCCATTTATTATTTTTTTCCCTGTATAAAGTAACCCATCCTTCACCATCAAAAAATCCAGCTATGTAATCCCAATTCATGCGATCACCTCATCTTTGCTTTTATTACCCTGCACATTTTCAGAACTTTTTTTCTCCACAAAAATTGGAACATTATTTAACTTTGTGTCATATTGCTTAAGATATTCATTACGATACTTTTTATATGAGCCATCATAAACAATAACTTCGTCTTTTCCTATGTTAAGCAATGTGCTGCCTCTTTCCAATCCATTATAATCCAGGATAAGCCTCTTAACATTAGATCCATTGATAAAATCAAAGAAATTAACTGATTTGTAGAAAATTACATTGACTTTAGCAGATATAAATTTCTTAAAGTTTTCTGGAAGCCCAACCAAAACAAGAATATTATTATTATGGTAAATTAATCTTAATGAATTCTCAATCTGATTTCGTTTCTTTCTGTCTTCCAAATCAAATAAGGTAAAAAACTCATCCATGAAGATAATGCTATCTTTTATCTGCTCTAATTCATTTATGCTATGGATTTCCTTGGATTCCTTAATCTCGTTCCTTAATCCATAAGTAATTAAGCTAAATGTGTATTCATTCTTTAATTCTTCAATCAAGTTGTAAACTAACATGCTTTTCCCAGAATTAGGATCCCCAATAATTGCATAAATTGAAGGTTCCTTAAAAATCCCTTTGTTTAATAATTGTTTGATATTTTCTATTTTTATCACCTTTTAAATTTTTAGTGCCTTATAAAATCAGTTGCGTAAAAGATAGCTACATTAAGTAGAAATCTGCTAATTTTATAAGGTTTCACTAATGTCATAACCATCTTTACGCTCTATTATTGAATAAAGCAGCCTTATATTTAAACCTTTTGTTTTTGCTCATTAGTTTTCTACCATATCAATCATAGCATTGTTAAAATCTGTAATGTTCCCATTGTACTCTTGATTGCAAACTTCAACAACCCATTTCAGATAATTGTTCCAACTCATTTCTTGCATTTATACCACCTTCTTTTTTAATATTTTAAATTCCTCTTGAATCATCAAGATTAATTCTGCTCTTAACTTTTCTATCTCTATAACAACCTGCCTGTAAATAATTCCTTCTATGAACTGCCTATCAACTTTTGTTAATCTGCTCTCTAAATGTTTTGCTACTTGCTTGGATATAATATCATAGTCATAACTTGTTAATCTCAAAGGAAATTCTCTATCTGATGAAAATTTTAAAAACATTTTGATTCCTCAATCTCTTTTTTTATTCTCTCTAATCTTTTGGCTAACCAAATCTGCTCTATTGTTTCAATTCCAACAATAGTAACCAAATCTATTTTAGAGCAGGAATCCAACCAAACTTCAAATTCGTGGTTTAATTCTTTCTCATATTTTGGATTATGTTCTATCATTTGATTAACCTCTTGTATTTATTTATCAGCACTCCAAGAACTGCAATAAAATCTTTTACATTAGCAAGTTTATAATGTGTCCATATACTTTCAATTCTGCAAAATAATTCTTTTTGTACTGAATCCAAATCTTTGTATTGTTTCATTGTTTTAATCAACCTCTTTTGTATAAAAACTCTTTACTTTTTTATGGATTCTTGATAATATTATTATGGTTATGATTATGCTCAAAAGCACATATAAAAATATTGTTTTTGTTGCAAAACCTTTGCTTAACAATACAGCAAAAGTAATAAATGGCGGCCAGATTAAGATAAATAAGTAACAAGGCCATATATTTTCAGAGCCATCACTACCTTCAATTTTTCCTCGAAGTGTTTTAGCGAACCCAATCTTAACTCACCCCTGTAAATCTGCCTTTTTTATCCTTTTTTTGCTTTCTTTTCTTTGCTGAAATACTCATATTTTTATTACCTCATTGTTTTATTTCAGGATCAATCCTAAAATTAACTAATTGATTATGTTTTCTACATTTAGATCTAAAATCTTTGTTTTCTTTATCACTCCAATTAATAGGGATAACATTAGGAAATGTTTGATCATCATAATAACAATCTGCAACTTGGGTATTCCATACTTTACATAAATCTAATTTATTGCAACACTCTTCATAAGGTATTTTCCAATTACAGATCATAAATATCATAATTTTATTTGGTTGGTATCCTACTTTTAAAAGCATATTAATAGAATCTTTTATTTTGTATTGATCCTTCATAAACCAATCCCAAGCTATCCTTATCTTTTTAAATCCTTTTTTCCTTAAGGCATAAGCTATCTCTTGTGTAATAAACCTGTAATCAATCCCACAAATAAGATCATAAGCAACAATATTATTATATTTTCCAATCGCTTTTGGTAGTGAATTTATAATGTTTAATGCTTCTTTTTTGCAAAGCAAATTCATATCCATTATTTTAACATTAGTTCTCACTATTTTAGGTACATCAAAGATTTTAATTTGTTGGGTTTCATAACAAAAAGGACAATTATGAGGACAACCTTCTGTAATCCTAATCCATTGTTCTTTATCATTAAATCTATTGTAAGATCCTAAATTATATTTCACTTTTTGGTTTTGTTCTAATCTTGTTTGCATTTTAAGTTATTTGGAATATCTTTGTCTTTTTCTTTAAATGCTTTTTTGCATAATCCTTCGCTTCTTTTTCTGATTTAAATGTGAGTATTCTGTTCTGTTCTGATAAAAGCATATCTTTAGTTATAATCATCTTACTGCACTTTTCCCCTTTACCTCTAATCCAATTAATGTATGCAGGGCATTTAACACATTTCTTTTGCAATCTCAAAATTGAGCATTTTATTTTATTCAATTTAGTTACCTCACTCTTTAATTATCAAATGTCCTGTTTCCTTTGTTAAGATTGCAGCCAAAACATAATGGCTGAACATCATTTATTGTATAAACTCTTTTTATTCCTGTTCTTTTAAAATTCTTATTAGCTATGCTTGTAGGATAAACATGATCAATTGTCAAATTATGCATTCCTACAAAATGTTTACAATTAGGACACCTTCCTTTTGTAGCTGATAACTTAGCTAACCATTCTATCCCGCTAAAATCCTCAATTATATTATACAATTTTTCCCTATTCTTTTGTTGTAATTCTTTTGCTTTGCCAGGGTTAAGTTTATAATATTGGTTATAATATTCCTTTCGGTATTTTATTTGTGTTTTGGCTCTTTTATTTCTTAAAACCCTATGGTAATTTTCCCAACATCTTTGCTTAGTTTCACCTAAACTATTTAAAATAAGTAAATTATTATCAAATCCAAGATCCTTGAATTCTTTGCCTGTTATTTCTTTAAACGAGTTATATCTAGATTCTATGGAAATATGATCCTTTTCTTTGTTTCCATACCTTAAAATATCATACTCTAAACAATTATTCAAATATAAAATTAAATCTGTTAGTGTAATATCTTTGTTTCTATACTCACCAAATATGTGTTTAATTCTTAATATTATAAGATCTATTTCTGTTACCATTTGTTTTTAATTAGCCATTTCTATTTTGTCTTTAAGCTCATCATTTTGGGTTTTTGCGATATTAATTAATCTTAGTATTACTTCATCATAGCTTTCTCGCTTTGCTAATCTTGTTAATTGCAACAATCTTCTTGTGCCTTTTGTTACCTGGATCTGTGTTATCTTGTAGTATTCCATCTTTAATAGATTTGGTTTTTCTTCTTTGTCTTGGTTTTGTTCTATATTAATCACCCATTATGTTTGTATATAAGAGTAAGATAAACTTATATAAATATCTTGTGGTTTTGGTTTTGAACTTTTTAGTTTTGTTACTTTTGTGTTAATGTTAGGTTTGTAGTATTGTTGTATAAACTTAACATAAAAAAAAATATAAAGGTTGTATAATGCTCTACTTGACTTAATCTCTTTTAATTAACCTTGAAAATCTGTTACTACTGACTTCGGGTTTTTTTATTATCTATACATATACACACACACCCTTATCTTTACCTATACCTAACCTATACTACCTTTGTCACTAACCCCTTATTTCTCAAGTTCTCCAATTTGGATTAGTTATGTGTAAGTAACAACTTTTAATTTAAGGCCTAGCATTTCAAAAGGCCTAGCTTTTCACTTTGGATTAAAAAAGGCCTTGCGATTAATTAAGACCTTTTGTCTTTCTTTCTACTATTGCAACTTTTACATAATGGTTGAACATTATTTATATTATATACTTGGCCTTGCTTGGCCTTGCTTATAGGCCAAATATGGTCTAATTCTAAATGTTCTATTCCTATAAATCTATTACATTTAGGGCATACTCCATTTGTGGCCTTTAATTTAGCTAACCATTCATTAGTACTAAAATCGTGGATAATATTATTCATTCTTGCTGTTCTTCTCCTTATGCTCTGCCTTCGAATTTCTGGATAAAGTTTATGATGTTTTCTTCTCCTTTTGTTTATTATACTCCGATTGTTTTGAATATAAAGTTTATCATAATTTGGATTAATTGTTTTCCATTCTTTAAGATATTTTTTATTGTTTTCTTTATGTTTAATTTTATAAGTAGTTTGATATTTTTTAATTTGTTTTTTATGGTTTAAATAATACCTTTTTTGTCTTGCTTTCCCTTTTTTACTTTGGTTATAGAGCTTGTATTTATCTATTGTTACCATTCTTGGATTGTGTTATTAATCTTATTACAATTTCATTGTAACTCTCTCTATTTGTGATTTTAAGTTCTTTTAGAGAATCCCTTGTTTCTTTTGTTACTTGTATAGTTGTATATTCCATATTAACCACCTACTATATAGTATAGCATAACTTATATATAAATGTTGTGTTTTATCTTGTATCCTTTTGGATGTGTTCTTGGACAACTTGGAAAGAAAACACCACTATAAAGAAAGATATATAAGGCCAACGAACTGATTAAGGCCTGTGGTTTTTCTCTTGCGATTGTGTTATTTCTCATATTCTACAAAAAGGTAGATATATATATAAATGTTTGTGCTTATTTGCTATGTTCTTTTATTCTTATGAGAATATTATATTATACCTATGGCCAATGATTTTTATAGACGAGAGAATAATCAACAGCTAAAAGTTTTAGTCGGGGGGGTAGTGGGAAATTGGGAGGCCAATAAAGAAGAGTACGCCATAAATAATTTACAGTTAAAAATCTAAAAGTATATACTCTAACATAGAAAAGAATAAATATCCATTAGTATATACTCATTCAATGGCCAACAAATCCTTCATATTTCTCAATATCTCTTTAGAGGCAGAACCCATTTCAGATAAAAGGATTTTATCCATAACAATCTTTAACTTTAAAATAGAATTCAAGCCACAATGGAAATAGAAATAATCAAACAGATGTCCACACCGCTTATCCAGGTTTGCTCAATGTACTGCAAACAATGCCAGGCTCATAGGTACTATAAATATTATGAGCAAGTAGATGAGTTAGACAAAGATATTGTTGATTGCTTTGTTGAATGCCTTAAGTGCCATAAGATCACATGGATTGAAACAAGAAAAGTTAAAGATGACAAAACTCCAAACAATTAAAAGAAAGAATGGCTCAATAGTCCATTTTGCTTATTTCCCTAAAGAAGCAATAGAACAGGCCAAGTTTAATAAAGGAGATGAACTGATGGTTGAATGCAAGGAAGAAGGGGTTATTGAAGTGAAGAAAGAATGAAAGTCTTAAACTTATACGCAGGAAGTGGTGGAAACAGGAAGCTATGGCCAAATAATAAGATAGAAGTCACAGCAGTAGAGATCAACCCAAAAATTGCAAAGATATATCAGGATTTTTTTCCTGGTGATGAAGTTATAGTTACAGATGCCCACAAGTATTTATTGGAACATTACAAAGAATTTGATTTTATTTGGAGTAGTCCCCCTTGCCAGTCTCACTCTGGATGTAATAATTTTCTTAATGCTCAAGGGGTTATAAGATATCCTAATATGAAACTATATGAAGAAATTATCTTTTTAAAGCATTTCTGTAAATGTAAGTGGGTTGTTGAAAATGTCAAGAGTTATTATCTTCCACTTATTAAACCTCAAATAGTAGGACGCCATTATATTTGGAGTAACTTTTTTATTCCATACATAAAATTAAAAACAGATATTGGAACATTTAATCGCAATGCTTCATTAAACAAACAAAAAGCAATAAAAAAAACTCAAGCTGAAAGAAATTGTGTTAATCCTAATCTTGGATTGCATATATTTATTCATTCTTTTGGATTAAAATTTAAAAAATTATTAGATTATTAAAAATGGAAATAATAGACAAAGAGAAATTTGACAACGCTCCTGCGGTTGAAGTTCCGGAAGATGATCCTACTAATGTTCCACTCTTAAGCAAGAGTGATGTTGATATTATCATTAAGAAACTTGAGCAACCTGTTGAACTGCAGAAAGAGTTAGCTGCTAAGCTCAAGCTTTATATTGACCAAAGGATGGCCGAAGAGCTTAAGACAAAGAAATATCTCTCTGATTTTCTCAGAAGATGGATTAGTGAATATAATGAGCTTTTAGACAGGATCCAAAAAAATCTTTATGGAGACAAGTCAGTTAGCCTTCATCTTTACAAAGTGTCCCATTCAACTATTAGTGCATTTATGAGAAAGTATAAGAATGAAAAAGCTTCTAAAGAGCCAACTGTGATAGATGCAGAAGCTAAAGAGGAAAATGATAAAGAATAACATAGACCTAAGAAAAAAGGAAAGGCATATAATAAGCAAAGTAACTCCAAATATGAAGGAAAAGACTCAAAGCAAGTTTGATTTTTGGGATGAAGTGATAAACAAAAATCTTATTGATGGAGACAATTCCCAGATGGCTTATGTTTTTAGTTTGCTTAGGGATCCAACAACTTATATGTACGCTTTCTTCAAGGATAAAGAAGGGAATCAATTGCAGTTATATCCTTACCAAGATATAATCATAAATGATGTTAATAAAAGGATTATTTTTGCTGCAGCAAATCAAATTGGAAAAAGCTTGACTCTTTGCTGCAAGGCTTTGCATTTTTCTTTGACTAACCCTGGGAAGACTGTTGTTATGGTTTCTAAAACATTGCCTCAAAGCAAGGATCTATTAAGGGAAATCAGAAGATTGTTAAACACAAGTACCCTAGATTACAAAGCGGATATTGGAGATAGTGCAAACAAGACAGAAATTTACTTCAAGCATTTTGATGAAGAAGGAAAAGAACTTCCACAATCAAGGATAATTTGTGTTCCGGCTACAGAAGCAGCATTAGGGTATTCTGTTGATCTATTGCTTATTGATGAACTTGGATTCTACGATAATGGCCGATATTTTTATTATCAAATTGCTCAACCAAGAACTTATGAGACCAAAGGGCAGATTATAATATTTTCTAACCCAAACGGACAGCAAGGGATATTATGGAATTTATGGGGCAATAAAAGATTTAGCAAATACCAATTTAATTATTTGGATAAGCCAGGGAATACAAAAGAGGAATATGATTTGCTCTCACATGATTTAACCATGGAAGAGATTGATTCAACTTTAAATGCTCAGTTTACAAATCCAGAAGGAGGGTTTATTACTTTAGGAGAAAGAAAAAGAATGCAGGAAGAAAGAATAAATGCTATTCCTATGATAATAACTACCCCTCTTTATATTTTCTTTGATTTTGCTAAAGTGCAGGATAGAACAGTTAGAATCACTGCAATTCCTCTTATGGAAGATGAGAAGGATTGGGCTCATAAAGTGTATGTTTACGAGATGAAAGAATATCCTCAAGGGACTCCCTATACTGAGATTGTGGATGGAGACTTAAAAAGATTGATTCTTGAAGTTGGTTTACCTAATGTTGCTATGGTGGGATGGGACAATACAGGAGTTGGAAAAGGGATTGAAGATTTTATAAGCAGGATAAATCAGTTAGGGATTATGGCCATGCCTGTTGAATTTTCTTTGGAGAATAAGTCAAGGATTTATACTTTGTTTAAGTTACTTGTTGAAAACAACCGCATTAAAATCCCATTTGTTGAGGCATGTGATAAACAGTTAGCATCACTTAGATTTAAAAAGAGTACAAGAGGTTATTTGATGGTACACCATGAAAGCGAGAAAGACAGAGATGATTTTCCTGATGCTTTAGCAGGGTTGTGCAGTTTAATCATACAACCGGATAATGTTCCTGTTACTTGTACAGTTATTTAAAATGGACAAAAAATTAATTGAAGAAGCAAGACATTGTATTAAATGCACAGAATGGTTGCATAATTGCAAAGCTGAATGCTGTAAAGTATTTAAGATTTCCAAAAAATATTGTATAAGCAATCCTACTTGTGATTTTTTAAAGAAGTATGTAATGTTTAGGATTTTGTTATCAATAGATATGCAATGGTACATTAGATTAAGAGACTGTACTTATTCAAGAGGATTTTTAAAGATACCCACAAAGTATTGTGTATCTGAAAGGGAAGATATATTTGTGAATAAAGTATGTAACCAACTAAAAAACAATTTATGTTTAGGGCATCCAAACTCAAAGCCAAAAGTTTGCAGGGAACTTACATTAGAAACTGCAAAAACAATAGAGAATGTGATGATAACACCAAATTGTCTTTTTAAATATAAATCGGAGGGAATAGAACATGGAAACATTAAAAGGGAAACATAACATAAAAGCAGGTCCAATACAAAAAAAGTCTTTTGAAGGGTTAAGCTATACAGAAAAGATGGAATTGATAAGACTTAAAAACAGTTTTGTTATAAATTCTTGCAAAGGCAATTTCTTTGCTGCAAGAGTCAATATGATTGTTGAGCAATTAAACCACCATAAAATATGTGAAAAGGTTGATGGAATAGTTAAATCAAAGGATTATATCTATTGGGAAATGATGATTTCAAAACAGAGTGCTATCTCTTGTTTAAGACAGGCTTATTTCGATAGACAGGAAATGGAAAAGAAAGGGATGACTAATGAAGAAATAACTAAATTAATGGGAGACTTGTCTGACAGTCCAATGTTCAGAAAAAAGTATGATGAAGGGTATAAAAGAAATGGAAAAGCTGAATTTGTTAAAGAATAAGTCCAAAGCTGGATTTGTTATAGTAAAAGAACCATTAGTAGATAAATTTAAATATTGGTTTAACTATAATAGCACTTGGATAAAAAAATGGCTCTTAATGTTGAATAAGCCATTTAGATATCTTAATAGTGAAATATCACTATTATTACCCCAGCTTAAGTTAAAACAAGCATTGTTTGATACTTTAATTTGGTTGAGCGAAGCAATGCTTGAAGGATTGACAGCTAACTTTGCTACTCACTTTTTGTTTGGAGTAAGGTTTAGTATTTCAACTGTTTTGGCTCATGGGATAATTATTAAGCAAGGAATAAGTATATATCATACTTTGAGAAAAAATGATTCAGCTAAGTAACTATATAAAGAAAGGCAATAGTTCTTTAAATCATTTTCCTATGCTCAACTCTTTGTTTTCTGCTAATTTTTCTTTATTTGGTTCATTCGAGAAAGAAGGTTCTTACAAAGTTTATATGAAATGGGGAAGAAGATGTCCTCATTTAATAGGATTTTTGAATATAATCTCTGCAGATATCCTTTCAGATAAAATAACTTTTGAGCCAATAAATAGAGATCAATCTGGAAGAAATAGAGTTATGAGAGCAGAAAAATTTTGGAGATTAAATAAAGGAAGAGACATTCTTGAAGAGACTATATATGACATGCTTCTTTGTGGAGTTGGTTATAATTGGGTTGGAAAAATTAATGAAGGAGAACTTAAAGAATTTTGCAGAGCACTTGCTGCTGATGTTTATGAGGAAAAAGAAAGAGAGTTTAAATCAGAAGTATTGTATGATGGTGTAAAACCATTGATTGTAAGGAAATTAAGATTTGTTCCTGCTACTACTATGAGCATCAGGAATGATGAATACGAGATAACAGATTTTGTACAACGAGTAGGGGTAAATACTAATTTGTTTAGTCCAGAAGAAATAATCATGTATAAGTTTATGCCTCTTGATGGAAAAGTTTATCCTTTCCCTCCTATGGAAGCATTATTATCTGAAGTTTATTTATTGTATTTAATATCCCAAAATTATGTTTCTTTCTTTGAGAATGGGGGGAACCCAGATAAGGTTTTTATTTTACCAAAAGAGTTGGCAGGGAGCAAGAATCATGCTTATTTAATAGAGACACTTAAGAAATATAAAAAGATTCAGAACAAACATGGGAACCTTGTGTTTACAGGAGATCTTACAATAGAGGACTTACAAAAAGTAGAAAATCAAATGGAGAACAAAGAGTTAGGTCTTTATCTTGTTGGAGTTCTTGCTATGATGTATGGAGTACCTTCTGCAAGAATCCCTTTCCTGATTGGAAAAGCAGCTAACTTAGGAGATGCAGGTGGACTAGCAGATAGCGGGTATTGGAGAAAAATAAGTGTATGGCAATCTAAAATTGAAGAGGCTTTGAATTTACATCTGTTTAATCCTTATTTTGGGGTAAACATCAAATTTGCTAGAGGATACAAACAGGATGAAGTGAGAGAAACCCAGGTTACTATGCAAAAGACTCAGATAGCAGAACAGAGAATAAGGATGGGACTTTGGACACCAATAGAAGCAGGTAATTTTTTAGGGATTGAGGAAGAAATAGTGAGAGAAGCACAAAAAGAGTTAGAAGAGAGAAACAAAAAAGAACAAGAATTAAATTCAAAAATGCTTAACCAAAACTTAAATAATAAAAGCAATGTTATGAATGAGCCAGATAAAAACCTTAAGAATAAGAAAAAGCAGGAAACTCAATTAAAAAAACAAGTAGATGGAGGAGGAAAAAAAATTAATCCTTAATTAAAATGCCAAAACATCCAGATTTTAAAAAAATTTATGCAAGATTTACTAAGCAATATGGAGCAAAGAAAGGGGAAGATTTGTATTATGCTTGGTTGAATAAGAAGGGTTTAGATGATACTAAACCTTATCCAAAAGGCAAAGAGAAAAAAGAGAAGGTGTGTATTGTTCATGGATTTGAAATTAAAGAAATAGAAGGGGAAATACATTTGGAAGGATTAATTGCAACGTCTCATATTGATTCATTAGATGAAATGGAAGACATTGAAATTCCTGATGTTATATCTAAAGAAACATTAGAAAGTTTTGCATCTCAAATTAATAGTAATAAAGAATCAAGAGTTATGGGAGTTCATCATAGCGAAGGAAAGTCTGGGATAGTGTATGGAGAAGCAGATGTTATTAATTATCCTGCAAGAATTGTAGAACTAATTGATGGAGAATTTGGATTGTTTGTTGATACTAAACTTAATTCAACAGATGATAGCAAAATAATCTTAGAACAATTCAATAATGGTGATCTAAATTCATTTTCAATTACTTATGATACACAAGGGTTTTCAACAACTGATTTTGAGTGGGTTGGAGATAAATTAGTTAGAGTTATCGGTCCAGATACTAAACTTTATGGTTATACTGCTGCATCTGATCCTGTAAATAAAAAAGCAGTTGCAACTGGGTATGGGTACAAAGAGTTTAAAGAAGTTATGCCAAAAGAAAATAAAGAAGTTAATGCTCAAAATAAAATAGTTGATAATAAGTCGGAGGAGACTAAAATGGCAGAAGAAGAAGAAAAAAAGAAAGCAGAGGAAGAAGCTGCAAAGAAAAAAGCAGAAGAGAAAGCTGATGCTGAGGCAAAGGCAAAGTCTGATGCTGAGGCAAAGGAGAAAAAAGAGTTAAAGGAGAAAGAAAAAATGATATTGGAAGAAAAAGAGAAAAAAACAGTAGAGGAACTACAGAAGAAGTTGGAAGAAATGGAAGTCAAAGAAAAAGTGCTAAGAGAAAAAGCAGAAAAACTTGAAGGGAAAGATGTACCACTTGAAGTAAAGGAATTTAAAGAGATACTTGAAGGAAAATCTATAGAAATCAAAGAACAATTTAAAAGAGCAGGGAGACTTGCTTCAAAGTATGGATTGTTAGACAAAGATACTAGCAGAGCAGAGTCAAGAGAGTTTAAGAATTTCTCAACAAATGGACAGAATTTAGAGTACAAGGGATTGGGAATAACAACTAATCAAAATACAGATACAGATTACTTACAAAGTTCAGCAGAGCTTCAGGATGTGTATGATCCAGTAATCTATAATGCATTGAACCAAGCAACATTAACATGGAATGTCCTTGAGAAAGATGATTATTCAGGAAAAGGGAATAATCAAGTTCAGTTTACATTAAAGACTGCTGCAAATACCTCTGCAGGATTTTATATTGGGAATGCAGTAACAACAGGAAATGTAACTAGATTAAAGTTCCAGACTAAATTTAAGAAACTACAAGTTGGTGTTTCAGTGGATGGAGATATGATTGCTGCAGCAAGAGGAGGACCTATTGGAGATGTTTTTGCTCAGGAAGTTCTTGATGCTACAATGGATATGTTAGCTGTGTTGAATACTGCACTTTATGCAGATGTTGGTGAAGAAACAGAATCAGCAGTTATTGGATTTGAACACATTACTAATAGTGCAACTAATACAACATTGTATAGTTTAACAAGAAGCACAACTAATAAATTAAGTCCAGCTGCCGCAGGGGATACATACATTAACCAGGCTTCAACAATAATTTCAATGACTAATTTAAGGGCAGCATCAAAACAAGGTCTTAATGAAGGTGCAAAGAAAGCTAAACTTGTATGGTTCACTAATCCTACGCAAGGAAATATGCTTAGAGGAAAATTTGATGATTCAAGGAGACTATTGCAACCAACAGATACTAAATTTGGATTTAGTACAGATCTATTTGTTGATGGAATTCCTGTCTTTGAGGACAAGGATTGTAACACAGATGATTGGTGGTTAGTTGATTTGGAGACTCATAGAGTAGCAATTTGGGTACCCCCAACAATAGAGAAACTTGGAAAGAGTGCAGATGCAGAGGAAGCATTCATTAAAATGTACCTTGCAACATATAACAGGGCACCAAGAAGGATGGTACAAATTTATGGGTGTGCAACAAGCTAAATAATTTTTTTTTTAATTTTTTTTTAGTTCAATAAAATAAACAAAATAAATCATTTTTAATGGTGGAGGAGGATAAAAAATGACAGCAGCAGGAATCACACCTAGTGTGGTACAAAAAATAAGTATTCCGTCTACAAAGGTGACGGGGACACCAATAAGATTGGTGCAATATTACATAAAATTAACCAAAGTAACTCAGAATGATTGGGTTTTGGTTGAGACAGCAGTAGGTACAACTGGAAATAGCATAGTTGGAGCAGTTGGATTGATTATTGATTCAAGTTCTAATATGGCACAGGAAACATTAGCTTATACTGATAGCACAGATAGGTTAGTAATGAGTGCAGCTACAGTTGGAACAGTACATCTATTTATATGGATGAATGAGGCATAAACAAGATGACAGCAGTTACTTTAACAACACAACTTGAGGTTAATGATCCTACAAAGGAAGTAGTGATAGTAACTGCAAGTGATGATTATACCTATACTAGCAAGAAATTTGGAAAGGTTATAGCTGTACAAGGGACTTTTGATGAAGACCAAGCAACTTTAACTTACCCTTTGTCTCTTGCTATTAGTTCAGCTACAGTGACTGTCCATTGTACAGGGCTTTCAAGCAAAAAGATTTGCTTGACTTTGTATGGTGCTAAATAATTTTTTTATTTTTTTAAATCAAAGAGTAAAAATAAACAAAATAAGTCATAATATGGCGGAGGAGGAAACATGACTGCAACTGTAATCACACCTAGTGTGGTACAAAAAATATATTTACCGTCTACAAAAAAGACGGGTACACCTATAAGACTTGTGCAATATTATTTGAAAGCATCAAAAGCTTTTCAGAATGATTGGATATTGCTCGAGACAGCAATAGGTACAACAGGAAATAGTTTGGTAGAGAGTCATGGGATTGATATTAATTCAAGCTCAAATATGGCACAAGAGACATTAACTTATACAGATGCTACAGATACACTTGTTTGTGCAGGCTCAACAACTGGAACAGTTCACATATTTGTGATAATGAATGAGGCATAAAAATGACAGAAGCAACCGTAACCACAAGACTTGAAGTAAATGATCCTGTAAGCGAAGTTGTCTTGCTAACTGTAACTGATGGAGAAACATACATCAGCAAGAAGTTTGGTACAGTCGTAGCTGTACAGGCAACTTTCAATGAAGATCAAGGAAGCTTGACTTATCCAATATCCTGTGCAATAAGTAGTGGAACAGTAACACTTCATTGCGAAGGACTTTCGGATCAGAAAGTTTGCTTGACTTTGCATGGTCATAAATAATTTTTTTATTTTTTTATTTTAGCAAATAAATAGTTGGAGGAATGAAAATGCGATATATTGCAAATATAGAAATAGGTGGCTTCAAAAAAGGAGAGGAAGTACCTAAAGAAAAAGCAGAGATATGGGCCAAACAATATGATAAGTCCCCTGTTGATCTAGTTGAGGATCTTCCTGTTAAGAAAAAAGAAGTATCTTCTAAAATGGAAGAGAGATTAAAAGATATTGAAAAAGACTTGGAAGATGATGGTAAATTAAACTATTCTCACGATCCGGAACGGAAAAGTCCAGGAAGAAAAAAGACAATAAAGAAAAAGAATAAATGAGGCTAAAAAATGGTTAAAGAAGACTCAGATGATTTAAATTATTCTAATGTAAAGTATGGAGCTTGGAGAACAGCAGTTAAGACAATTACTTTTGTAGGTGGAACATCAAATGGTATAGGAGACCATGATGGAACAGGAGATCCTTTTACTCTTTTTACTGTAACAGGAAATGTGATTGTTAAGGTTATTGGTGTATGCACAACTGACCTTGTAAGTGCTACTGGAACTGCAAGTGTATCTATTGGAATAGGCGGTCAGACTGCAACAATCCTTCCTGTAACTACTGCAACAGCAATAGATGCCGGAGAGATATGGCATGATCTAACACCAGATGCAGGAGTTGAAGCTGCAACTGTTTTCTCAGAGAAAATAGTAGCTAATGGTGCAGACATTATTGGAGAAGTAAATTTAGAGAATGTTACAGCAGGAGTAATCAAATTTATATGCTGGTGGAAACCTTTAGAACCAGATGGGGATGTAGTAGCTGCTTAAGGGATGATTTTAATGGATACAGAAAATGATAAATGGAAAGTATCATCTTTTGAGTTTCAAGGATATATGAAAGCTTCTATAGAGGAAATCAAAAAGAAATTAGATAAGTTTGATATGTTAAATATCACACAAGATAATAGGTTAGGCAAAGTAGAAAATAGACTAACAGCCACAGAAGTTAAAGGGGGAATATTTGGGTTCCTTGGTGGATTTATAGGTGGTTTTATAGCTTGGTTTACAGGGTTTAAATAAAATGGCAACTTTAAAATATGCAACAACACTGCAATTAGTAGCAGTCCTTAACGCAAAAAAGGATATACCTTCTTGGGAGATTGCTGCTTCACCAGTTAAAGAGACTGTTGGAACTGGGGATAACAGTACTACTATATTTTATTTGGATCATAAAAATATAATTGCAGGTTCTTACACTTTGTATAAAGGAATAACAGAAAGTGCTGCAACCGCATTAACAGAAACAACTCATTATACAATAGACAAAGATAAAGGAAAAATAACACTTACAACTGCAGGGGTTACATTAGTAGGTACAAATAATATTTATGGGGAATATTCTTATATTGATTTAGATATCCCTGATTCATATTTTAATGAAGTGATAGAACGGGCAGAAAAAGAGGTTGATAATTTTTTGAATACAATATTTACTGATGGAACTGCTACCAATCCCTCTTATCCATCAAGAATTGAATATCAGTCAAGTCATGGAAAATATGATAGGGTTTATTTCTCAGATAAGAGACCTATTATTGATGTAAGCTCAGTATTAAGTGCAGATGTTGCTTCAGGCGGAACAGCAATAGCTTTGACTGCAGGAGACGGTTCTAAATTTCCTAGTTCAGGAACAATAATTGTGGGAAATGAAATTATAACTTATACAGGAGTTTCCACAGATTCATTAACTGGAATAACAAGGGGAGTTGATGATAGTGATGCTGCTGCCCATACTGCTGCAGATGAAGTTCATACAACAGTTGTAGAAATATCTTCTACTCCAGAAGGAAGCTCTCCAACATGGAATGCTTTGAAATTTCCTTCAGAAGTTGCTATTGATAAAGAAAAAAGCAAGATATTTATTTTCCAAAATACAATATTAGAAGATGTTTATGTAGTAAACATTATGATTGCTAAACCGGATGTAGCAAATAGATTTAGGTTAAGATATTTATATGGTTGGGATTCAATCCCTGTGGCAATTACAAGGTTATGTTTATTATTATCAAAAAGAATGTTAATGAATGATACTGTTGGCAGTTCTATATTTAAAGGCAGAAATGAGTTTAGGCCAGAAATGTTGAATGTGGACCAAGTAGAGATTAATCAAATAGTTTCTGCTTATATTGAAACACCAATGGGAAACACTTAATTTATTTAAAAAAATAGACTCGAGGGTTGAAAATGAATGGAAAAACAATAGGATTAATTTTAATAGTTTTCTTGATTAGTTTAGTTTTTGTAAGTGCAGTTGATTTTACTCCTCAAGGAGATATTAACTTAAGAGGAATTTATCAGATTAAAAATGCAACTAACATAACAGCAGAATATTATTGTAATGCAACAAATTGTTATACACTTCCTGAATTAATAGCAGAGAGTACATACTATGCTGAAGGAATTTATATCAATTTAAATGGAACCCATTATTTTAGTCTAAATGAAACAAAATTAAACGCAACAATAGACAATAGAGATGCTGATACTACTTATACAAATGGTACAGGTCTTAGTTTAGTTGGAACTGCTTTTAGTATTGTTTTATCTTATTTTCAAGGGTTGTTTATTGAATTGACAGATAGTTTTGGTGGTGATGTTTCAGGGACTTATGATGAGATTGTTATAATTGATAGTTCTCATTTACATGATGCTGCTAATATAACAAATGATGATTGGATAGAAGATTCTCAAGAAGGAGACCTTAATGTAAACTCATCTGATTATTGGGGTAAATATAACATTGCTTCTGATTTAAATAACTTAATTGTTTCACACTGGGATAATATCACAAATAAGTTCATAACTGCTGTAAGCGATATTTATCTTTATGTAAGTGGAACAACTATTTATTTAAATGAAACAAAATTAAATGCTACAGTAGATAATAAGTTAATTCCTTATTCAACAACTGCCGAAATTATAGCATTTGGATATTACAATGGTTCAGATTTTATAATTACAGATTACTTTACCAAGTCTGATATTTTAGGTTTTAATTATTATAATGCTTCTAACTTCAGCATAGCAGATTATCTTACAAGTGCTAAGATAATATCCTTTAATTATTATAACAGTTCTAATTTTAGCATAAGTGATTATGTAACATCCCTTACACTAGCAGGATATAATTACTATAATGCCTCTGACTTTGTTATAACTGATTATTACACTAAAACTCAGATAGACAATTTCAACTTTTATAATCTAAGTGATTTTGATATAAATGATTATTATACAAAAACACAGACAGATTCAACTTTCTTAAAATTAACAGGAGGACAGATAACAGGGAACTTGACTGTTGACGGATTTATAAGAAGTCTAACTATTGATGGAACTACAGGCTCTGGAGTTATCTGGGCTGAATCACTTGATAAAGATTCAAATGTAAATGTAACATTTTCAGGACTTGATGTAACTTATCCAGACATGGTGACAAGGCTTGTAAAAGGGCTTGGAGTGGTAACTTACTGCAATATAACATCAGACACGGTTACTATACAGAATGATATACATTATGTCTTTTATGTTGATGATACCTGTACTGTGAGGAATACAACATTCAGCGAATACATACTGACAGACTTGAATCCTGGTGGATTAATAGACCTGTTTACTGTCTTTGCAGCAGGGGGAGAGGTTGATGTGATAAAAGGCACAACAGTTGATTTCAGGGAAAGGATAACATCAAAGGAAAGCTTTGTTAGATTAAACCATCTGAGAACAGTAAGCGGAATGAATCTTAATTTCAACACTGTCTTTCCAGAGCTTTACCAGAATACAGGAGA